CGCGCACCGACAGTTGATCACTTGCGCAGCGCTTCCGGCAGGGTCTCCCGGATACATCATCGCTTCGCCGCCAATTTCAAACGGCTCATCCTTCCCGACGATCTGGCCATTGGCAAGCGCATGATCTTCCCTTGTGCGCTCATCCTCTGCGGCGATCCATTCCTTATCCAGCACAAGCCCAGTTTCGTCAGCGGCTGAGAATGCACCAGCGTTTGCAGCTCCATGCGTTTCCGTTCTGGCAATCAAGGCTGATCTGAATGTAGACATTGACGGCACAGCGGCCCGGACAATCTTGGCAATGCCAAACTGGCCAAGTCCTTCCTGATAGCCTCGATCAACCGCGTTTACGATCTGTTGCCGCGTTGTCTCAGCGACAGACGTTATGCGACGGCGGATCAATTCCCCAGCGATGTAGCCAAGCGCAACGCGCGCCATTGTAGAGGCGAAGTCTTTCGTCTCAAGCGCGTGGCCGCTGTTCTTGCCCATCTGCACAACGCGCCCTCCAAATGTGACCATCGTTGCAATGGCCATGGTCTGATAAATGGCTGTCAGCTTTTCAACGTGATCTCGAGCCGGAGGCACTTCGCCAGTATGCTCATAAACGCCGATCATATCATTCATCGCTCGTGATAACTCACCACGCAAGCGCCGTTGAAACCCGGCTTCCAAGCGATCAAGTAAGATTGACTGTCGCCGTTGCTCCCGCCTTGCGTCCTGATCAATTAGGCGTGTTGCCATATACCCAAGCCTTTATATCTGCGGGGGTTAGCTCAGGCGGGACGGCTTGGGCTGGATCAGGCGTCAAAGGTTCAGTGGCCATATCCAAGCTGATCTGCGAAGCGTTGACCAATAGCGCATCGCCTCCTGGGATCGGCTTGTAGCCTTTCAATTCCCGGCGCTCATTGATCGTAAGATCGGTTGCACGATCCGCCATATCCCAAAGCGTTTGCCGCTTTTCCACGATAGCCGGGATTTGATCCATGTCAGGCTTTAGCATTAACTCGCCGCCCGTGAGCCATTCGGACCAGTCGGACGCAATCCAATCGATCAACGGGATGACGGTATCTTCCCAAAACGCAAGCCGAGCCTCAGCGTAGTTTGAATAGGTGTTGTCGCCTGGTATGCCCAGAAGCTGAGGCGGAACTCCAAACCCTAATGCAATATCACGCGCCGCTGCATTCTTCGCCTCGATGATACCCATATCAGTTGGCGAAAGGCCCATGGGCTTCCAGTCAAGCCCGCCTTCCAGCATCATCGGCCTGCCAGCGTTGCGCGACCCGGAGTATTGCTCATCAATTTGAGCCTTGAGGCGGTTAAATGCCTCATCTGATAGCGTCTCATTGTTTCCGACCACCATTGCCCCGGATGGCCGCGCGCTGTTCTGTAGCAACGCCTGCATCCACGCCATGGCCTCATTGTGCTGATCAATCGAATATGCCGATGCCTCAACAGGAGACAGTCCATACCAATCATCCAGCGGATTGAACATGCGGATGTGACGCACGTCGCTTTCCATGGTCGTTTCATCAACGTCCCATTGAGCCTTGCGCCCGCCGACTTCATAAGTGTAGCCGCGCGGAAAGCCATTAGACCCCGGCAAAACCTTCATGCGATCAGGGCGAAGCTGATACAATTCCCGGACAGACTGCCCGACCTTTACCCGCTCCTCATATCCATTGCCTGACAGCAACAGATACCCAATCTTGGCCTGCATGTATTGCGCGCCTGATTGGCCCGGGTTTGGCTTGTTGATCAGCCTCAATATCTCATGGTCAGTGATTTCAGTTTCGCCGCGCCACAACGTCCACCGAACGGATGCAACTGCATCGGCGATGCGATTGACGGCCTGATATGCGACGACGTTCCTGCGATATGCCTCATCCGCAAAGGCTTTGTAATCTCGCCCAGACCAAACAGCCTGCCCCGGTGCCATGACCATAAGCGCGCCAGTTGCGCTTGCCTTTTCTTCACGGCGTCCAAAAATGCGTGGGAATTTCATAGCAAGCCCTTATGCGGTTTGCCGCATGTTACAATATAACGGGCCTAAACGCTATAGGGCGCGGATGCGAGGGGACGCCTTGGCTTGCAGCATATCGGATATCGCATCCATCATCGGATCCAGCATGTCGTCATGCGCGCCATTTGGAAAGGCCGATGCCTCTGCAAGCATATCGGACAGCCATGGCGCTGATTGTGGCAATAGCACATTGCCAGCCTCTATCATGGGGGATGCGTCATAAGCGCGGGTGATCTTGTCCCGGTCGCGCTGAATGGCCGTCACTGGGATGCCTTCACGCTTCAACGTCTGGATAAGCCCGGTTCCGCTCACCTTGTCTTCAATGGCCATCTTACGCATCGGCCCCATGTTTTCCGCGATGCTATGCTTGGCCCAGAATGCCCGTGCCTGCACCATCAATTCCGGTGCTTCCCATTTTCCCCTGACCATATCCAGCAATACTGCCTGCCCGGTGTATGTCCTGCCCCAGCATTCAAACACGCTGAAGTCATTTTGCTGCCCGGTCTTTTGCGCGGTATCGGCATAGATTGCCCTCCATTCCGTGCGCGGGGCTTGGGTGTAATACTTCCACCATTCATCCTTGAAGATACCGCCTCCTGCCGGGCTTGGCCGTTGCTGCATTTGGCCAGCCCATGCGTAGACGCCCAGCGCCTTCTTGTCTCGATCAATGACAGATTGCGGGAACCGATCCGGAAACATCAGCTCACCCTCAACTTGGCGCGGATCGTTCCAGCCAATTGACGTGGTGCATTTGCGCGCGGCTTCAAACTCCATTGGGATGCACAAGTGCTCATAGCCAAGGGCTTCGGAAATGACGTATCCGCTTGGGTCGCGCTCGTGCAGGCGTTGCATGACAATGACAATGGCCGAGGTGGCTGGGTCATTTAGGCGCGTCGGGATTGTCTCAGACAGCACCCGCAAAGCCGTTGCGCGTTCCTTGTCACTATGCGCCTTTTCGGGTGACAGCGGATCGTCAAGGCCAATGGTATGACCACGGCGTCCGGTCATGCTGGCAACGGCGCAAGCCTGCCGGAACCCGCGCTTGTCATTTTCGAAATACAATTTTTCGTTTTGATCGCCCTTTAGCGTCAACGGCCACAGCCGCTTATACCAATCGCTGGTTACAAGTTCCCGCGTCATGCGGTTGTCGCGAACGGCAAGCCCTTGCTCATGCGCCGCGCCAATGTATCTATGCCATGGCTGGCCACCCGGGCCCCATAGCCATGCTGGATACATCACGCCGACGATAGTTGACTTTGATGCGCCAGGCGGAACGTTGATCAACAGTCGATTGCTCGCAATGCCTCCAGTTGCCAATGCCTGCATATGGTCAGCCATGGCGTCCATGTGCCAATTCCAGCGCAGTTTATCGGGAATGATATGTGGCCATGCGCGCTTGATGAAATACGCGAACGACCGAGCGCATAAGATGCGTTCAGCCTCTATCGCGTCATTCTGACTTAGCTGCATCGGACTGCGCTACGATCCATTCAAGCAATTCAGGCGGCGCTTTGCTTAGGTCAATTGATGACCTTGGCGTCATGCTGCCATCGCTTGATGTGTTATCCACTCTTTGCGTTGCTGTGCCGTATTCTCTGTCCATTGCATCCTTGATTAGCCTCAGTGGATCAGCGGCAATAGCGGCAAGAGCCTTATCAGGATCAGCATCAATGGCATCGCTTAGCGCGTTCAGCATACGCATTTGGATTTTCGCAGCCAATTCGCCAGCTTTCATCTCAGCCTTTTTTTGTGCTGATGTTTTGCCGTTTGGGTTTGCCCTATTGCCAGCCCCGAAGCGTGTTGCTGGGGAAGGATTGGGATTGCCTTTGCCTGATCTGCGTTTTTCCGTCATTAGGATAAATTACCATATTGGCTAACTATTGTAAAATCCCAAGTCACGCGGCGGAGGTAGCGGGCGTCTATTCCTCGCCTTGGGTGGTATTGATTGACGCCAAAAATGCAATTTGCCCGCGCGTCTGCTCTAACACCTGACAGCCAGTTTTGCGCCGTGGTC